CCATCAAGAGCCGGTTGTCAAACTTGACTGTCTCTGATGACCGTGATTACACGCGCCCAGTTAGGACGTTCTTTAGGTACCCAGACGCTGAGACAGAGAAGACGTATCCATTTATAACTATAGATCTAATTGATATTCAGTTCGATGCGGCTCGCCAACATTCTGAGGTTACGTACTACTACACCAACTCCACTGAGGCTTCACTTGCCTACAGGGAAAGTTCTCAAACTATGACGTATTTCCCCTCTGAATATACGTCTGATGACTTAGAGAGCATGATTGATTCTCCTAATGGTTTTGTGGCAACCGATCAAGTTGTGCCCGTAAACCTTATGTACCAGATCTCCACCTACTGCCGCAGCCAGCGTCATGATAGGCAGTTAACGGCGTCTATGTTGAGGTACATATTCCCATTTCGACGGGGATTCATAGAAATCCCCGAAGACGGCACCATAAGACGGTGCGATATAGTAGACTGGCGACCAGCAGATATCCTTGATCAGGAAGCAGGATTCAACAAAAGGATATTCCGCAAAGTCTACACGGTTAGAATAAACGCAGAGATTCCGCAAAAAGACATCTACAATGTCAAGCCGGTGTCTGAAGTTCGGGGCACAACTAAGTACGACTATCAGTATCCTGACGTTTCATCCACTTCATCTTCGGAGGATTTCTAAATGCCTAGTTACTCAACTCCCGGCGTCTACGTCAACGAGGGCACCCTTGCCAGCCTGACCCCGTCCGTCAGTGGGGGTACTTCTGCCGTGTTCCTTGGAGCCGCTGAGCGTGGCCCCGAGACGGCTACTCTCATTACCGACTGGTCCAGTTACAAGCGCACCTACGGTGACCTGAAGAACGCTTACGACCTCGGTTACGCCGTCTACCACTTCTTCGCCAATGGCGGGCGTTCGTGCTACGTCATCCGCGTTGTTGGCACCTACGACTCTGAGGGTGGCACCGCTGACTCGGTGACTCCCGATGCCTCAGCGTCGCTGGACGTTGCCTACTACCCGAACGGCTCGTCGTCGGCCTCCGCCGCCCTCTTCGACGCTGAGGCCCTGAGCAATGGTACGTGGGGTGACAACCTGAAGATCGGCATCCTCGCTGGTCTCGTTGACACCACCGACTCCGCTTACGGTACCTTCACCGTCGTCATCTACCTCAACAATGTTGAGGTTGAGCGTTGGCCTGAGGTCACCCTCAACCCCGATGGCAACCGCTACGTTGCCACGGTTGTCAACAACTACAGCAAGTACATTCGCCTGACTAACGTCGCTACTGACTCGCCCGACGCCGATCTGGATTGGATCACCGAGGTCGATCAGTACTGGACCTTCTCGGGTGGTGTTCAGGGCGTGGTTGGCCCGCAGGACTTCGCGACTGCGATTGACCGTGTTGACTCCGTTGATGGAACGCTCATTATCAACGCTGTCGGTCAGACCTCCACGACTGCGCTGTCCCCCATCGTCAACAAGGCTGCTGCCCGTGGTGACTCGTTCGTGGTCATTGACCCCGACAAGACCTCGGAGACGCTCACGGAGATCCAGACCGTGGCCTCTAACTTCGCTGGTCTGTCCAGCGGTGGTTATGCCGCGCACTACGCTCCGGCCCTCAAGATGGTGGACCCGGCCAAGACCGGCCCCGGCGCTATCCGTACCACCTACCCGGGTGGTGCTGTTGCTGGCCTCATCTCCCGCACGGAGATCCAGCGCTCGGTCGCCAAGGCCCCCGCTGGCTTTGCCGCTGAGATTAGCGGTGCTATCGGCCTCGCGGTCAACCTGTCGGATACCGACCTCGGCACGTTGTACGACGGTAACCCGTACGTCAACTCGTTCAAGGTCGTCCCCGGCGGTGGGGTTGTGGCCTACGGTGCCCGCACTCTGGAGCGTGCTAACGCTGACAAGTTCATCCCGGTCCGCCGTACGCTGAACTACCTCAAGTACTCGCTCAAGCGTCTCACTGAGTTCGCGGTCTTTGAGCCTAACGACCAGAACCTGTGGAACCGCATCAACTTGGTGGTCTCTGGGTTCCTCGGTGAGTTCTACCGCTCGGGCGGTCTGCGCGGGGCGAACGCCTCGCAGGCGTTCTTCGTCGTCTGCGACAGCACCATCAATACTGCTACCAGCATTGATCAGGGCATCGTGAACGTCGAAGTTGGTGTGGCACTTCAGTACCCCGCCGAGTTCATTGTTATCAACCTTAGCCAGTGGACCGGTGGTAGTAACACCGCAGAGTCCGTCTAATAACCAAGGAGTAAGATTCCATGGCAAGACCAGTTATTTCAGATCCGCTCAGGAACTTTAAGTTCCGAGTCACCATTGAGCCGCCTTCGGGTGGTACCCTCAGCACGCTGATGGACGGTGTCGCCAATCTCGGATTCTCGGTGGTCTCTGGCCTTACGGTCCAGAACGAAATGATCGCCTACCGTGAGGGCGGCATGAACACCCATCCGCATAAGATGGTTGGTCAGTCGGACTACGGCCCCGTCACCCTGACCAAGGGTGTCTTCTCCGGCCAGAACCAGTTGTACAGGTGGCAGCGCTTCCTGCACACTTGGACTCAGGGCGGCACTGACGCCGATCTTGGAGGCTCTGTCTCGGGCGCTAACGACTATCGTTGCGACGTGCTCGTTCAGGTCTTCGATCATCCCACCTCTGCTGGCCCGTACCAGCACCACGGTGGCGAGTCGGTTCCGACGCCCCCCGGACCTCCGAAGTTGGGATACCGTCTGTACAACTGCTGGCCCGCGTCGTTCTCAATGGGCGACCTCAACGCCGGTGACTCGTCTATCCTGATCCAGCAGATCGTTCTCAACCATGAGGGGTTTGAACTCGGTTTCACTGAGGCTGAGGTCAGCGCTATCGCTGCCATTGGCTGATAAATAAGTCATACAAAGCAACCACAACTAGGAGTATTGAATTATGGACGACCAGTCTACTGCTGACACTATTAACGCTGCTATTGAGGACAAGGTGCCTTCCATGGGGGAGGCACCTGACCTCGTAGTAGAACTTATCCGAGGTCTATACGACTCGGATAAGGATGTGTGGCATACCACCGCTGAGATCAGAGAGTTGAACGGTGAAGACGAGGAATACCTAGCGGCAATCCAGAAGAAGAAGGGGTTGCTGTACGCCGAGTACATGAACGCACTACTGTCCAAGGCAGTAGTCCGTATTGGATCACTTGATATTAATGGTTCACGAGGCGAGGCACTAGTCAGTAAGTTAATGATGGCAGATAGGGACCTACTCTATTTGAACATTGTTAAGGCCACATACGGTAACGAGCGGGAAGTAAAAGTCATTTGCTCTGAGTGTAAAACTATGAACGATGTGACTCTGGAATTGGACAAAGACTTCCCCATTACTTATCCGGACTTTGATATCCGTCAGGGTATTGAGGTAGAGATCAGCAGCGGGACGGTACACCTGAGGTTGCCTAACGCTGAGGATACCGTGGAGGTAAACAAGGGGGCTAAGACCGACGCAGAGGTCAATACGGCCATGCTCGCTCGTTGCACCATCTGGCCTAAGGGGAAGGCCCCCGATAACCCACTTAGGTGGGCACGCAGTCTTGGTATGGCCGACCGGCGCAAGTTGGTCAACGCCCTTCTCAATGTTGAGATCGGCCCCAAGATGGAGGAGGTGAATACTCAGTGTGCAAGTTGCGACAAGGAAATGCCGCTTCTGCTCGACTGGGTCTCACTTTTATTCGACTAATCTAAAGTTCTTGTATTGGGAATACGAACAGATAGCCAATGCTTACAACGGGTTTGCTTTAGCAGACATTAGAACTATGGCAGTTCGTCAACGTGATTTCTGGTATCGTATGGCGAAGTGGCGTAATAAGTAGCGGAGGCTATTATGGCTGTAGGGCCTAATGAAGAAAGGCTTGGAGGCAAAGAGGGTAAGACCCTAGCCGCATCGTCCAAGTCAAATATTCAAGTAGACGCCAAGGCTTTTGGTGATCTCAAACGTAACCTTACTGACGTTACCAAGATCGCCAAGGAACTACGCGAGTCCCTAGAGGGTGCCGCTGAAGCCTCCTCAAAGATCAACGTAGCGGGCGGCGTCCCCGGCAGCACTTCGGGTAAGTCTTTCTTCAGTGGTGCCTTGGCTATGGCTAGCCAAGGAACGAGCATCAACAGCAGCCTTACTGGCGGCGGTGGTGCTGGTGGAGGCGGTGGAGGCGGTGGTACTGCTGGTGGTGGTAATTACGGTGCTGGTGGTTACGGCGGTGGCATACCCGGCATTATGGGTACCTTCGCTGACTCTACGTCGTTCCTATCAGGGGTACCCGGCAAGAATGTTGCCGGTGGAGCGATGCTGGGTAAGCAGATATCTGAACAGATAGCCAAGTCAATAGGCGCTGTTATCCAGTCTGTGGATCAGCGCATTGAGCGGGGCACTGCGTACGCTACTACTGCGGATCGTTACAACGTACAACTACAGCAGTTGACCGGCCAGTCGCAGATGCAGGTCATGCAGAACATGCGACAGCCTCTGACGCAGTATCGTCTAGGCGCTGGCGGCGTGAACGCCTTCATGCAGTTCCAAGCCCAGACTGGGCAGTTCAATCTGCCTGATAACTACGCTGCTTCCGTTGCTGGCATCCGTGCTTTAAGTGGCTACTCCAAGTCTACTGCTGATGTTCTTACCGAGCAGCAGCAGTTGATGGACCCAGAAGTTGCTAACCGTATGTTCTTTATGGGTGGCGTTAACGCCTTTACTGCTGGCGGAGGTATGCGCGATCCTATGGAGATGCGCCAGCAGATAGCCCAGCGTATGGGGTTAAGCAATCCCAACATTGCTCGTAGCGCACTCATGCCGGGGTCTGTAACCCGCGCCCGCCTTGCTGATATGGGTATTGGCGAGGAGATGCAGACTGAGATCATCCAGTACGGCTTGGCTCAGAACTCCTTTAGAGAGCGAGGGGGTACCGGGCAGTACGACCCCAGCAACCCGTACCACCGTAAGGTTGCAGGTATCGAAGACAACTTGGCGACCAGCCAAGAGGAGACTTCTAGGGTACAGACGCAACGTGAAGAGCAGTTCATGGAGCGTCAAATTGACAACATGAAGACCGCAGAGGACATTAATCGTGCTTTGATCTCTGCTCTGGCTGGTGTTGAAGATAAACTCAGCGGTTTAATTGGTGTACTAACTAGCACTAAGCCTCTTCGCGGTGCAGCGTCTGGTGTGGCGAAGTCAGCAGGAAGTTTCCTTACAGGAGTAGGTGCCGGGTTGATAGCGTCGGGTGTAGGTGCTCCTCTAGGCGCCCCGATTGCTGTAGCGGGCGGTATCTTCTCAATCATTGGCGGTATGGGTGACGGCGACGCTGAGGGTGACGGTAGCGCTCCACCACCTAACACGCCCACCCACAATGCTGTCGCTAACGATGGTTCACGCGACAGTCAAATCATGGTCCCTAGTGGAGCACGTGGTAGTAGAAAGATACCGCTGTCTGAGTTGAAAGCCAGCCCCCGCATGGCAAACCTACAGCCAAGCCTACGGGAGAGGCTGGTGCGAATGATGCGTGAGAGGCCCTCAATTGGTATCACTAGCGGGTACCGAGACGAGGCCCATCAGGAGCGCTTGTTCTATGAGCAGATGGAAGAGACCTCGCCTGATCAATCTCAAATTGAGTGGCAGGGTAAGTACTGGAAGTCTAAGCCCGGATACGCCTTTACTGCGCCCCCGGGAAGTTCTATGCACGGCGTCGGTCTAGCCGCCGACATCTTCGATGAAGACGACCCTAGTTACTCTTGGATTGTCAGCAACTCAGCAAGGTTTGGACTCAACAACTGGCGTGCTAGAGGTTGGCGAGACGACGAGCCTTGGCACGTGCAACCCGACAACGTGCCTAGATTCCGCAGTCAATACGAAGGTGGGGAATGGAATCCTGCTGAAGGAGCCTCAAAGAGAGGTAATAGTAATGCGTCTCAGTTCGGCAGGAGCACTAGTGATGGTATCTTCCTAGACGGAGATATGGGCCAGAAGTTCTTATATGACGGCAGTATCTCGCAGATGCTTATGGAGCACGAGTCCCGTGGATTCCAGAAGTTCTTGAGCGGTGGCCGCGCCCGTGGGCTAAGAGGACGGGCATCAGGCACCGCTGCCGCGTACCCTAAGGGAGGCAACCTCTCAGCATTACAGATAGCCCAACTTGCTTCTGACGCTGGTTTTACTGGCGATGAGATTCAGAAAGTCGTGGCAATTGCTGGCGCTGAGAGTGGCTTTAGGTCCAACGCATTTAACGGTGAAGGCAAGGACTTGTCCTACGGTTTAATGCAGATCAACATGTACGGTGGTATGGGACCGGATCGCAGGGAGTGGTTTAGTCTATCTAACAACGAAGAGTTGTACGACCCGGCGACCAATATGAAAGCCGCTTTTGAGATATATAAAGCGCAGGGGTGGAAGGCTTGGACTACTTACGAAGGTAGTAGGTACAACTCTTATCTACCGGCGGCTGGTGCGGCCCAGTTTTCGGTAGAGCGTAAGTCAGAGGCGGGAGACCCCATGCCTGACCGTGCGCCCACCCGCTCAGGGTCGGTATTGACGGCGAGCGGTTCTACCACCAACAACTTCACGTCATCCCCCACTGTTAACGTGTCTCCTGTGATCAACTTCAACGGTGCCCCCGGCACCCCCGATCTCAGGCGTATCGCTCAGGACGTAACTAGAATGATCAAGGAAGAAGTAGAGATGCTTGATTTGAGGAACGCCTGATGGCTGATTCGTACAGAA